TGACCAGCACAGCGTCGATTCGATAATACCATGATGCCATGCTGATTTGTTGAGGATAATGAATCATCATTCATTCCAAACAAAACATCGCCACCTGCATTTACAATCATCTGACCCATAGGAAAATCCCTTGTTGACCAAGCTTGCTTATCTGTATGATAAACCAAAACCATATTGTTTACAGCACTTCCATCAACAGGAAAAGAAAACAACAGCTCTCTTCTCTTTTTAGAATACACTGCACTCGCTTTTGTCAATGCATCAATGTTTACTCGACGAAACAAATCTCGAAGATCAGGAGTCAAGTTCTTTACATTCGGACTGTCGCTGTAATCTAGATTTATATTAATGCCATACACACCATCATACGATAAAAATACAACACCCAAACCTGGGCAAGCTACGATTGTATTGGTAGCTGTTGTTCCGATGTATTGACTCAGGTTGGCAGAAGTAAAGCTAGGAAAGTTCCCTTGTACTATATCAATAGAATGCTCTCTGAAAATCAATAAATGAGAGAAGTATGAGAATAATCCTGTAAGACCGCCACCCTGTCTGTGGCCAAGTGTGAGAAAGGATAGTGCGCCAAACTGGTCGGGTCTTGCAGGATTAGAAAAGTATAACGTCAGGTCATCAGATCGACCACCATCTAGAAATAAACAATCCTTATATGACCCAATATATCTTGCCTTTTTAGCTGGCATGATTATACTCTCAGTATCGAGAGGAGCTTGGGATCCCAAAGCTGTATCAGGAACGTCATCAATAAATATATCGTCCCGATTATTCGCAATCTCAGCTACAAAATAATAGGTCAATGCATCATTGCCACCATCATCCGAAAAGTTTTTTGTTCGATATATACGTCGAGCTACAACATCTTCATTGCCTATTGGTATCTCAACATTCAATGCATATCTTAAAGTCGTAGCTCCAGTTGTCCACTCTGTTGTATTCGAAAACGATGAAAGAGGACTTTCTGAACCTGCTGTATTTACAAATGAAACTTTGTATCTATATTTATTCTGTTTGGTATCTGTAGGAATACCCAACCCTTTATCTTTAAAATCACCCAATAATGCTGCAGCATTATCTTTATAAAACCAAATACCTGTATTGTTTCCATTTGTAGTAGTAGCTGATATATTTGTTTCCACTCCCCATACTACTGGAGATGGAGGTAACGCATCAAAGCCCAATGGTAACTCTACCAAATAGTTTGTAGTATATTCTGTGCAGGGCCAAAGATGACTCTTAGCAGGTCTATTGTATCCATTGACATAAATAACATACCGACCAAACTGAGCGTACTGTGTACCCACCTCTGAAGATAACGGTACTACTCTACCTGTAGACAGCTCATTCTTTTTCAGCAATCCTGCAAAGTCATTCAACTGATACAACACACCATTCTGCTCAAACAAAATACTGTCCTGTGCACCTTGATGACGCTGCACATAAAACATACTGTCAATCACGTTTGTTAAAAATGGATCCCAATCATTGGCATTGACATCATACTTCTCGAAACCAATGCGAGATACCCATCCACCTGTGATCTGATCAACACACCAGTTTTGTAAAACCAAAACAGAAGATACAGGCTGAGGAACTTTCTCATACAGCCCACCTAACATTGTTACCTGGACATGCGTATCTTTCATGGCAGCCTCTTAAGTGGAGTCCACATTGGCACAGTATCTACACCGCTGCCCTCCATATATCCTTTTACAAAACGTCTAGGCTTCTGCGTAAGGAAACGCTGCTCTAGCTTTATAATCTCTTCCAGATACTTAGCTCGATATATACGACTCATCTGAGCGTTGTCGTGCTTATTAAAGATGTCCATAAGAGATCCATATGCCAACACTAGGTGATGACTTTGCGGAAGGTCTGGAGTGTCTGTATCCTCTTGCAATCGAGCGGGTCTGTATATGTACCGAACGGACAGCTCATAGTCTGTAGACTGTCTGGGATATAAACGTATACGCTGAACATATCCATCAGTGTATGTATATTTTGGATTGCTCAAAACAAAAGAGCCTGTATCAAACTCTGTCTGTGTAAAATCAATGTTGTATGGAACTGCCCAGTCGGGATCTCTCAACTCACCGATTTGATGTACTGCCTCAAACTGAGGAGTCGTTGCTGCGTTCTTTATATAGAACCGTCTACCATATCCCAGCTGAGTCATCATAGTAATCATTCCAGCAGTCGGGGTCAAAGTCAAACGCTGAGCATCACTTAAAGTAATCGGGTCTGAAAAAGGACTTAATCCACTTTCCAGCTCGGATGCTTGTCCTGTTTTCGAATACTTAACAAAAGTATATGCCAATCGAATAATACGTTCTCCTTGCCCTGGGGTTGCTGCCGCTGTAACTGTTCCGACAGGAGCAATCACTGGAGGAGAGATATAATCTGAATCCTGTATAATCCAATAGTTGGGGATGTTTACCTCATCCAATGGGAGATTATAATACTCATCTTCATAACGAGTCAACGGTATGTATCGACCTACCGCTGTGGGAGCTATACTCAAACTCCGCTTTCCTACCTGTAACACTGCAACACAATCCTTAGGCAAGCGTATAAACCGCTGCTTAAACTTTATTGTTTGAGCTGTAAATGTAGGAACATTAGCTGATATATAAAACTGGTTTGCTGCTGAATGTTTATATGTACATTCATATTCGATACCTTCAATCTCTACTATGTTTCCTTCTATCCAATCAGGGAACGCTGTAGTAACTGTGACTACAGTCAACTTTAATCCAACATTATATATACCACTAGCTGTATAAGTTGCATCAGTATAAACAGGTATCTTTTCCTCTTTCATCGCAAACGTAAATGGCTTTTCCGAAAAAAGCATACGATATGTTTCGTTGATTACATTGTCTACCTGCGACGCATAGTCCTTATTTACATTCGGGTCGTAGTCTGTAATGTTTGCAATGTATTCTCTAATCTCACGTAAGTTCATATGCAGATCCTATAAAAATGGGGGCGAAAAATATCACCCCCATACAGAGAGAAACTTTATAGTTTAAAAGCTTGGAAGAACATATACTGTAGCAGCGTTGCTAGACTCAGCAGAAACAGCAATCGCAACAATATGTTGCTGTTGAGTAACTGCACCTGCACCTGCACCACCACTACCTTCTTTTTGATCAGAACGATAAGATGGAGCAACAGCAGCACGTCCACCAGTAGATGACGCAACAAGACGATCGCCTTGTGCAACACCAGTAGCAACGTTTGCAGAAATCATTCCACGAACACAAATGCGAATGTTGTCACCAGCAGCCGAAGCAGCAGCAATAGCAACACCAACACACAATGATGTAAGAGTTGCACCAGAGTTCAACTTCTTGACGTGTAATGCTTTGTCACTGTCGTCTGATTTGCTCAGATCAAGAGTAACAAAATCACCAGCAGCGATTGCTTCCGATGCAACAAATACTTCTTCAATACGTCGGTCTGACGCATTTACAGAAGAACCTGTTGTTTCAGCAGCAGCGTCTAGTCTTTGTAATAAGTTTTGAGTAGCCATGATTTACCTCTAGTTAATGGTTGCAAATGCGTTAATAAGAATACCATGTCCACTCAAGTTCGCTGTAGCCAACTGAGTACGGGTCATGATGTGAGCAGCCATTGCAGCATATCCAGAGATACGCTCAAACTCGCTCATCTCAAAATAAGCATCTTTGTCAAAATACAATGACATTAGTTTGCTGTTCAGGAACACTGCATCAATAGTACCATGCAAGTTTTCAGTAGCTGTTCCATCAGTAGAATACTTATTGGCTCCACTTCCAAACTCAATATCACCTCCATCCATATCTTTTGCAGCAATAGCAAGTTCAGCAGAAGGATTACCAGATCCTGCATCAGTAAACTTTGTACCAAGATTAGGCTCAACATATACCTTCGCACCGTTGAACATCAATCCCAGCTTACCAGCCATGTCACGTTGCTCTTGCAAAGAAGTGTAACGCTCTTGGTTGAAAAGACTGTTCTTGTATAGCTCATAACAACGAGGTGACATAAGGATAATGTCAACTTCACCTTCTGGAGCATATACTTGTGTATCGATGTACAACTTACTCATAGCTCGGAAAAGACGAGTTGCTTGATCAGTTACACCTGGGAACGCTGATGGACAATCTACATATTGATTTTGAAATGTACTTGTATAGGTAGCTTTGTTTAGATTACCTACAAAACCAGTTTGTTGTCCAAAAGGTTGACATCCAAACCATCCACCGGTAACAAAAGGAGACAAAGTTTCCAGTTCGGTCAAGGTTGTAGAGTTACCACGAACAACTTGCTTACAGAACTCTCGTTGAAGCATACCCATAACGGACTTCAAACGCGCTTCAGCAATGTTGATAATGGCACGGTCGCCCTTATTTGAAAGTTGTTCCTTCTCAGTGATTACTACTGGAGCAGCAAAGTCACACCAGTTGTATTCGGTTTGGCGAAGGGGATCTTTAACAGCAAGATTGATTGACTCGTATCCACTGGATAGCTGAGTAATCATACTGTGTTCAGTCATGATAGCTGGGCAGTTTACCTTGCTACCACCATCACTCTCAATAACAGCTCCGTGTGAACGGATTGCATCAAGAATAGGAATATTTTTAAATGTATTATCAACCTCACGATCTTTTAGGATACGCAGGGTCGACGCTAATATGTCTGGTTGAATGGGCATTGAAGCCTCCTACGTTTGAGTTTTACTATCGCTCTCGTATCCTCGTGAGGGGAGATGGCTTAGACGTATCCATGACGGGTTCTGTACCATGCGACTATGATAAGTGTATAACATTATTTCTTTTGTTTCAACAGGTGATTGTATAAATCTGATGCAGACATCTTATCCGACCCCTTAGGGACAGTAATGCCTTTGTTCTGACCAACACCAACTTTCATCCCAGCAGCTTGGGCAGCCTGCTGAAATGCCAACTGTTGCATCTGTTGACGTTCTGCTGTTTGATGGGACTGACGACCCTTTACAATCCAATACGCATCCTGAAGAGTAAGGTTCTCATTATCTAACAATGTCTTGCGTACTTCTCCTTTAAACATCTCATCAGTCTGTAGCTCAGGATGCTGAGACATAAAGTTCTGTACTTTTGCTTTTGCCTGCGCTTGCATCTGTTGTTCGGCCATAGGCTGAAGAACTGCCTGTAACCTTTCAGCTACAACTCGATTGACATATCGCTCAAACGATTGCGTATCATAAGGATCAAAGTCACCTGTATCTGCAACCGCTGCTTCCTGAATCGCTTTGTATGCTGCGTTGTCTTCGAGGTTCATACGTAAAGCATCTAGCTTTTCTTTTTCGGCTGACATTGTTTTTCGTTGTTCAGCCAGCTCTTGTGTTTTTCGCGTATAATCCGCACGTAAAGAAGCCATTGCACGTTGTACATTTTCAGGTACCTCATTATAAATCTTATCCCATGACTCTCCTTCTCGAAGAGTCTCAGGCTCTGGCATTGGCTTATCTTCTTTCTTAGCATAATAACGATCAAGAATGTCGTCAACCTTACGGTCGTAATCATCTTTGTAGTCGTCTAATGATTTGCGCTCCAACTGGTCTTGAGAGACTTCAGCAGGTGAAGTGTCCTCTACGGTATTCTCAGTTGGTGTTTCTGTACTTAAGTCTGCTGTATTGTTATTGTCGTCTGACATTATCCCATCCTATTCATGAAAAGTTCTTCGTCGGTTACTTCCTCTGTACCACCTTCTACGGGTACTTCGGCTTCTTCTTCTACTGCAACTTCTTCCTGTGCTGGATCCATTGCTTGAGAAATAAACTCCTTAAACTGTGCATCACCCTTTAACCGCTTGAACAATGCAGACAACTTGGCTACATCATTATCAGTTGTAATGTCTACCAGATCCATCTCTACTGGGGATCCAGCTTCTTCGGCAATAGTCATAATCGCCATGACCATCTGCACTAGTTCCATAGGAAACTCTTGCATGTCCATCTCTACCTCTGCAATCGGAGATTGATTGAACATCTGTAAAAACTCATTTACTTCACCGACCAAAGCATTAAGTGCTCGAGCTGTAAACTGCCCACGGGGTGTGCTCATTTGCATACCCTCTGCTTGTGCTTGATCCATTCCGGCTCCAATGTCCTGAGCCTGCATTGCTAAATCTTGTGGTACTGACATAATGTCTCCTATAATACTTCTGCAACTGCCTGAGGACTACCTTGTTGGCCTGACTCAATCGTTGCTGTTTGACTTGGTTGATTTTGTGGTTGAGCTATTTCTTGTCCACCTTCTAGTTGGCTAGACAAAAAATCTTCTGGAAGATCTAGCTTGCGAACCATCTCCTCCAATAACTTCTGCTGAGGTACACCAAGCTGCATCAATATGTTTACCGCTTGGAAAAACTCCTGCTTCTTTACCGCTTCTGATACTGGAGTACTACCTGCGTCAAGCGCATAGAACGAAAAATCTCCATCTATATCTTCACCACGCACTACATCAGGCTGACCATTCAAAACAATCACATCCGTATCATCTTTCAAAAATATCTTCATCATCGATATGTACACACTGGCAGTATGCTCAATCATCGAATCACGCTCTCTGGCTAGACGACCAATCTCACTGCTACTGTACGATGCCAATGCTGTAACCTCAGTCGCTGTGGCTCTCGTCGCCTGACCTCTGGTAAACGGAGCCAACACACTACCACGTTGGAAATCTTCATTAACCTGGTTAATATATGTTTCCAACTCTGGAGGAACTTGGGTATGCGGCACGGCCTGAATACTTCCTTCTAAACTCTGACCCATTGATAGCTCGGCTTCAATGTATTCCCCATCAGCACCCAAAGCCAGCTTGGCCATCTCCTCATCAGAATACACTCCCTTCTTTACAATCCATTGTCGTGCCGCTCTTCTTACCATTGTTGCCTGGTACGTGCGGATAATGTTTGTTTCTTCGACTTGACTGTACACACGTTGCAAAGCACTATACCCACGCAAAGGCACATCAGGCTGTCTACTAAAGTATAACGGAATAATCGGAGCAATCGGATGGTCTGCCGCATCCGTAAATGGAATCTGGTCAAACTTGGTTGTCTCTCCTTCCAGACCAACCTCTACCTCAACTCCATCGTATAGCCACTTCTCACCATTTTTATAGTCAGGAGACCATACATACATCTTGTTATTAACCAAGTCAAAGAACTCTACAATCTGTACATACTCAAATGGACTGTCAAC